GCTGGCACCATTGATCCCAATATTTGGTCACAATGGGAGAATTCATTAGTACAAAGTTTTGCCATTAAATCCCCATTTGAGGTTCCGTTTATGATACATATAATTAATAATAAAATCATACGCGATGAACGAAAAATAGAGATCGCAAATCCTATCGAGTTCAAACCGCTAGATGTTAATCGTTTTCATACAATATCACATGATGGTACAAAAGTGCCTTTTATAATTGTTAAAGAGAAAGGCATTAAACCAAAGGCACAACTAGTATATGTGTATGGCTCATATGGATCAACCACACCAATTGGATGGCCTTATGCGAATTGGTATCCAATACTTAAGAGAAAATGGGCCATAGTATTCGCACTTGTTCGTGGTGGCGGAGATGTAAATGAAGGATGGGCTGAGGCAGCTAGAAGAGAGAATAGGCATGTATCGGTGGATGATTTTGAGGCGGTTATTATTGCTGCGAAAACTAAAAATGGATTAGACGCGGATAAGACAGTTATTTTTGGTCGTTCTGCAGGTGGTTTACCTGTTGGTGCGATTGTAGGGCGTTATCCTGACGGCCACTTAGTAGGGGCGGCTTTTACAGAAGTTCCCTATGTAGATATACTTAGAACAAGTACTAATCCAGATCTACCGTTAACAATGGGAGAATTTGAGGAATTCGGAAATCCGGCTGAAAGAATCTTAAATTTTAAGGAATTATTATCGGTATCTCCGATCAATACATTACCGGCAGATGGTGCCCCTGGTGTATTTGTAATGAGTCGTGTGGGTCTTCTAGACAGGCAAGTCTATGCCTATGAATCCTTTAAGTGGATTCAACGGTTAAGGGGTGGAGCTTTAACATCGGATGGTATGATTAGTCATCCGAATGGAAAATATGTGACATTTGAAAGAAAAGAGGCGCACCATTATACTCCGCCTAAGTTTTCCCGGTTCCGTGCGATTGATTTGGCGATTTTAGATAACTGGATTAATGGAAAGTTGAAATTTTAGAAGTGTCCGACAGATGGTGCGTATCTTAGATTTTTCTGGAATTGTATATAAATAAAATCTAATTATGTAGTATAAAGATGCCTAATACAAATACCGTAGCTGCTAATGGATCTGCTCCCAAACCTGTAGTTGGTGGTCGCCGCAAGCGTGGCACCCGCCGCGCGCGCCGCACTCACCATAAGAAGGGTGGTGATCGTAATCGCAACCGCAATCGCACGGAAGGTGGTGATCGCAATAAGAACCGCAACAAGAATGGTGGCAAGCGCCGCACGAAGAAGAACCGCGGCACGAAGAGACGCCGCAACAATTAAATATTTGCCATAAATCGGTATGGAAGTATTTTATAACAACTAAACGCTAGTTAATTTTTAAAAGCTATTTAGTTGATTACGGAGCTATCTAATAGAAATATGTGTATAATATAGAATGGCAGGACTAAATTCTAGTGAAGTAAATATTATTTTATCTAATAATCAGATAAAAAAGAAACAAGCCACTAAAGTATCAGCCCTTTTAGGGCATTCAAATAATAATATTAAAAAACTACAAAATTTAAATAAAAAGATTCATAATCAGTCTAACCCATTTCTTAGGCAACAACTGCGTGAAAAAAGACGTAAAGAAAGACGTACACTTAATCTTAGTAAAAATACATATAATGATATAGATTATCTAGAACGATTAATAGAAGAAAAAAATGCAGCAGCAAAGGATGCGGAAGGGGAATTGATTCTTTTTATAAAGAATGAACCACCTTATAAGGATAAATTCAATATGGATGATGTAATATTGTCAATTGATAATATTAAACATATAGATATTAATAATAGTAAATATCCAAATTTATTAGAATGGAAAGAGATTCATAAAGAACTAGAATCTTTTATTGATAAATTACCTAATAATACTAATAATAATTATAATAAAAATAGTATTATAGCAGAAGGAAGAGATTATGGATTTAATGTAGATGCTATTCTAGAAAAATTACCTAAGCGCAGTTTTTTAAATAGACTTCCTAAGCTTCCTAAACTTCCTACAATATTAACTAGAAAAAATAAAGCTAATCCAGATTTACCTACACATCAGAATACTTCTAATACGCAAAAGAATTCATCTATAAGTCCAGCTACTCCAGTAACTCCAGTACAACCAGTAGCTACAGATAAACCATGGTATAAATTCTGGGGTGGCAGCCGCAAAACAAATCGCAAACGTAGCGGTGGTAATTTTTATAGAAGTGGTATGGAATACTTATCCCTTGGTGAAATCGAGGCTGCTAAGATTCAGGCTCAAAAGGCATTCAATGATACGACATTTGAATATAAAAAAGTATCTCAACTTTTTAAGCAGAATCCTAATGCATATGAATCAATGGCAATCAAACTTGCCGCTGAACGCAGTGCTGCTAAGAATGATTTAAATTCTATTGAGGATGCGGAATATAAAGCACTGGAACGGGCAGGAAAAGCTGAAGACATTCGTCGTATTTCACTTGGTAGATCCCTTAATAACGCAGCCAGAGAGGCACGAGAAGCCCCTCGTCGTTCTTCCTGGTTTTCTTTGGGCAGAGGCGGCCGCAAAACCCATCATAAAAAGCGTCATATGCGTAAAGGCTCTCGCAAAATCCATCGCAAATAATTAAGCCTTCCCGACAGAAATGCGTATAATAGATTGGAATACGGTATTAAAATGTGCGGATAATGTAAAATGGAAGGAGTGAATGAAAGTAAAAATGGTCTAAATATGAGTGAAATACATTTTAGTAATAGGATGCCTAATAGCAACATTAAAGCCGCTCAAAATGCATTTAAAAGGGGTCTTAACTATCATACAACAGGTATAACCTTAAATGAGAATAGTGTAAAGAATAAATTATTAATTAGAGCTCATGAAGCAGGATTAGAAGCTTTAAAAAATAATATAGAAGTATCAAAATTAAAAAATATTGAAAATGGATTAAAAAGAATGGGTCGATGGGATCCTAATGATCCTGTTGTTCTAGAGAGAAAACAGATTGAGAATAGAATAATAGCAGATGGGAAAGTAAAATATTGGGAAAATACAATACAAAAACGTGCCGCTCTACAAAGATATAATGGTCGTAATAGATGGGTAAAGAATCAATTAGAAAGAAGTAAACAAGTTCAATCTGCTCTTACACAAAAAAAGGGATGGTTTTCTGGTGGAAAGCATCGCAAAACTCATAAGCGCCACACTCATAAGCGCCGCCCCAATAAACATAATAAAACCAAAAGAAATCGCAATTAATTATTACTAATTACATTTTCACATATACAGATCTATAAAGATTTAAAATCTAGATAGATCTATATTAACCACTTTACCTCCGGCCAAAACCTCTAAAACTATTGATATTGTGATGAAAATGAAAAATAGCTAAAATTGTAAAGTGTGTAATAAGCAGTAGAAGAATGATTATTAAGGCCACACTCATAACACTTGTTGTAATACTGGTCGTAGTTATCGCAACGTCTTATTATGTAAATAAAGAAGGTTTTGACGATATTACTAATAATTTGGGTAGCGCATTAAATACAGTTACACCCGATGCTGCTTCGTTATTAAATAATTTACCGCCGACATCTCGCGATGCCTTACGATCAGCTGCTTCAGAATTAACTGGTGTTCCATCATCGGCAACAGGTGGTGCCTCAACGGCTGGTGCCTCAACTGGTGGTGCCTCAACTGGTAGTGCCTCAACGGCATCAGCACCCAGAACGCCACCCGCATTAGCAACGCCACCCGCATTAGCAACGCCACCCGCATTAGCAACACCACCAGCATTAGCAACACCACCAGCATTAGCAACACCACCAGCATCCGCAATACCATGTTCTCCGCAAGCAACATCTGGAAGTTCACCAACCAGAACCGATGTTGTCCCTCAAGTATCATTCAGTGACAACGGATATAATGCGTTAATGCTACAACAAAAGGCAGACTTATTAAAGGATATTCAAAAAGTTGTAAGAAACGAAGTTCTAGCTAATAGAAGTACAACCCCCATGTTACATAATGATAGTTATGGATGTGAAGCTGAAGAAGAACATAAAGATGGGTGCGAACCTGTAAAAGAACACGGCTGTGATACTGAAGATGTACCTAAAAATGAATGTGATACGAAATCCGCGAAGGATAAAGTTACGGCCGCTATATCCCAAGGCAAGGAATATGAAAATAGCTGCTATAAAGATAAAAAATCAAAGGCATCTTGCCCCCCACAGCCAGATATGGCACAATTTATTAAGAAAGATGCAATCCCCTGCTGGGGATGTAATCTAGATTACTAGACCAATTCTCCGCGCATTCATTATAAAAGATAATATAAGAAAGTAGGATGTTTGCGTTCTTAGCATTACTTTTTGTTTTAATAGTAATTTACTTTTTTACTTCAGAAAGCAATAAGAGTAATGTTACAAAAGAGGGATTTAATCCAGTAAATACGTCGCCATCGCACAAAGTTAATATACCTGTAAATATAATTCCTCCTGCTATACCACCGCCCCCGGCTAGAAGTATAGATGATTCCAACGTTCAAGCCTCTGATTTACCAGGACATTTACCAATTGCTCCATACGAGCAAATTGCCTCAATGAGCCCACTACCATATCAAGATACATCACTAATTAAAGCAAACAGACAACAATTAGTGTCAATGCTTGAAATGGTAAAGGGTTTCCTCGCATTTGAGGCGCAAGAGCTTTCTGAGCGTTCCGACCCTACAATTCAACTCCCACTTAATACGGCCAGAGGTGATTTTCAAGTACTACAGGCCGAAGTAGAAGTACTTAACCGAAATCCTGGTTTACAACCCACTATTACTCAATCGCACTTAAACGAAATTGCCTCCAACTTAGCATATCTACAGCGTGAAGTAAGATTAATAGGCGCGGCTGGCCCAATTCAGGGACCTATTTATGAGTTTACTCAACCAGTTGATGTACGCGGTGCAGTTGAAGGATTTGCTGGTGGTGTGCCAGATCAACTATCTGGAACAGGACTATTGTCTGGAACAGGACCATCAGCAGGTCAAATTGCGACTCCAGATGATTTAAGAAATTTTGTAACACGAATTAGTGGTGATATTTTACGCTTATCTGCCAGTGGTACAACAGATCCTATTGTTAATGCACGTGTAGTAGCCCTTACAGAATTAAAGTCCAATGTACAAACCATATTGGACCAAGTAGATAAAGGAGAATTAATGTCAACTGAAATACCAATAATGAAGAGGGATGTTGAAAACGCATTTCCAATTTTAGGTAATCCATCTCAACCACTGCCCCAAATAATTAAAACAGTTGGATTACCTTCAGGATTAGCAAATTTATTACCACCAAATATACAAAATGACCCAAATACAAGAAGAGAAATTAATAGCTTAATTAATAAGTATGCTGATACAATTGTAAACGGTATAAGTGCATCATTTGGAGTTAAATATACAAGCCCCAGAGAAGCAGAAAAAGCTCGAGCACTAGCATCGACTATTGAAAAAACAGGATTCCCATCGGCAGCCGATTTAGATAATGCATGTAATACAAAGTTTATGCCAGATGGTGGTCTAGCACCAGTAACCGATAGATTAGCACCAATGCCACAGGACGCTGGACGTGGCCCGTCACAATTTGATTGGGAACGAAGAGCTAGGGAGATTGAAGCACAGGTAAAGAAGAGAGGATTAAAGTCAAGTGATTTTGGAATAATGCCAGGTAATACAAAAGTATCAAAAGATTTTTCTTGGAAGGGGTATGCGCGTATGATTTGTACTAGACTACAGGCGACAATGGACCCCGCCCTACCAGAAACATGTGGATGCCCGCCGATGGATTGGGCTGGCTGGAGAATTGCCAGATAGATTTTTTTAAAAATAAAAAAATAAAATAATAAAACAATAATTAATAGAAAATGGATTTTGTAGTAGAATCCGATGTAATAATTCGCGCGGTTGATAAACCATTTAATGAACGTCAAGTAATGGGTTCATTTGCTACAAGCGAATTAGCCTATCAATTTGTTGAGAAGTATTTACAAGATACGAAGGATTTACATACATATTTTACACGACAGTACTTATGCCCTCGCAACGGTGATAATAAAAATGAATATGAAGATAGAATTCGTGATGGAAGAATAATAGCTATTAATGTTGTTTTAGGTCAATTTGAGGATATGATTTATATTCGAAAAACTACACCTTAGAGACGTTATAAAAAGTATGTTAGAAACAGAATGATGGCTTCACCAATTCATATGTTAGGAGTTTTTGTAATAGGTCTGGCAATAGGTTTATATGTATCACGCCTATCAAAAAGAGAAGGATTTGCCAATGGAAGTGATAGTGATGCTAGTCCGGCATGCCCTGACTGTAAACAGCCTGACATGAGCAAATATGTACTTAAAAGCTCTATACCACCTTGCCCTGCTGTCCCTGATTTAAGTAATTATATACTTAAAAGTGAGTGCCCTCCAGTACCCGATTTAAGTAATTATGTACTTAAGAGTTCGGTTCCAAAACAGACTCCAGTAATTTTGGATTGTTCGAAATGCCAGAAACCAAAGGGAGAGTGCCCACCATGCCCTCGTCCTCGCTGCCCCGAAGTGAAATGCCCGCCGCAAACTAAATGCCCTGCTTGCGCCCCTTGCCCGAGACAGTCTTGCCCCCCGGCTGTGGTGAAATGTAAGGCAGAAGGTGTTGTACCATCGGGCGACTCACTTGTTAAGTCATTCCTTGGACCTCTTAATTATACAGGATTTGGCTCGAATTAGACTATAAATCATATTTGATAATATTTAACAATAGTATTATATCAATAATATTATTTTTAGATAGGGAAATGGACACTAGATTTTGGGGTCCTTCCGGTTGGAAATTACTCCATTTAATAACATTTAACTATAAGTATTCGCCGACAAATGCGATAACATACGCCCAGTTTCTAGAATCAATACCCTACATCCTCCCGTGTAAATTCTGTAGGGCATCACTTACAGATTATTACAAGGAATATCCTTTTAAGACATATGTTAATATAAATCCAAAATTAGATTTGGATTTATGGATGTATAATATTCATAACTGTGTTAATGACAAACTTAGAAAACAAGGGCTAAATCCAAATCCAGATCCCAAATTCAATGATGTTAAAAAGTTTTATGAAAAATGGATGAAGTGTGACTGGCGAGAGCAATTAAACACGTTTTGGGACTTCTTATTCGCAGTCGCATATAATCATCCAAAGGAAGCATCGCGTCGTTCAAAGCCTATGCCAAACTGTCCTCCAGAAGTTTATAAATGTAAAGATAAGTGTGAAAAGAACAAATGGAATGTATTAAGTACAAAGGATAGAATTTACTGGTTTAGACGCTTTTGGGCGTTTCTTCCGGCTGTTCTTCCTATAGAGATATCTATACAATGGGAAAAGATTGAGAAATTGAATCCGCCTACTCTTGATTGCCGCCGCTCAACTCTAGCCTGGTTGTGGAGAATGAGATGTACTCTCGATACTAAATTCAAAGATCCTTATACAAGTATTTGTCAAAAAGTGGCAGCGCACTCAAGTGATTGTGGTAAAGCGTCATCACGTACTATAACATGTCGCAAGCAAAGAAAGCGAAAGCTGCGGCATACAATTAAAAACACAAAATAGTCTAAGAGAAAGTAGGGTATAACAGTGATGGATATACAAAAATCATTAATCTATGTTGTTATTATCATAATAGCGTGCTTAATAACACTATTTACGTTTGATACATGGGAAACATTTGGATTAGTATGTATTTTATTAATATGTCTTAGCTATATTTTTATTTTAGCAATTGATAAATTAACGCCTTTAAATTACAGTACGATTCGAGAGGGTTTTGTAACTGAATCGGCCGCCGTCGCATCAAAGTATGAATGGTTATCCAATGATGATTTATTTGATGATTTTTATGCAGGTGTTTTTACAAAGCTAACACAAAATGAAAATCTAATTCAAGCTGAGACCGCAGTTTGTTTAGAGGAATTTACAAAAAATACGGCAAAAGACCAACTTGTAGTATTAGACGCAGGGTGTGGTATTGGAATAGGCACAGTTGCACTAGCAAAACAGGGTGTGGGAATGACAGTTGGAATTGATAAGAGTCAGGCAATGATTAGATATGCCAAAGGTACAACTGTACCAAACTCAACTCTAAATGACTCACAGAAACAGGATATTGAATTTAGAACATTTGACTTAGTGGGTCCAGGTGCGGCGGCCGCTGCTGAATTTACAAACGCCATGTTGCTATATTTTACAGTATACTACTTCAAAGATCTTGATAACCTCTTTCGCAATCTCGCTCTATGGGTTAAACCAGGTGGCTCTTTAGCTATTGAGGTTGTAAATAAATACAAGTTTGAACCTGTTCTTGATTCAAGTAATCCATGGATTGGCTTCTCACCGCAGAAGTATTCAAAGGAGCGTTTAACAAAGTCAAAGGTGGTGTTTGATAAGTTTGATTATGAAGCCGAATTTGATTTAGAGGATCCAAAGGCCGAATTCCGTGAAACATTCCGTTTTAAGGACGGATCTGTACGCAGACAAAAACATACTTTATATATGGTAAATATTCCAGATATTGTTAAGACAGCTCAGAATAATGGCTGGACTTACACAAAGTATGTTGATTTAATGCCGTTTTCATTCCAATATGGATATTTACTATTTTTTAGTCGCAATGCTGAATAGTATTACATAATATATTTTATATATAAAATTTGAATCAGTGTATGCCATATTGTTATACCGAACAATATGGCAGGCCCTTCTACACAATTTAAGAAACTTCTCCTTGAACATGATCGCATGTCTCGTGATCGTATTCTCTTTAAATTATCCAATTGGCTCATGGAACAGCATGTAACCGATCCACATGCCGCACAATGCAGTTCTGTTCTACAAATGTTATGTAATGATAATGGATATCAAACTGATATGGCATTTCAAACAAATATGAACTGGATTAACCTACAAAACAATGATAATTGTATTTCATTTCAACGTATTGTGGATGCAAACTTAGCAATACCACAGCCTGTATTACCACCGCCTGTAGTATCACTGTCTGTAGTATCACCTCCTGTAGTACCACCACTAATTCAAGAAACAAAATCAAAAACACAAAAACGTAGAGCAATCCCTAAACGAGTTCGTGGACTTGTGTGGAAAGCCCATTTTGGAGAGGCCATGACAGGATCTTGCTTCTGTTGCCTAAAGATTATGGAGGCTCTTGATGATTGGCATGCAGGTCATATCATTGCTCATGCTAATGGAGGACGAGACAATGTAGAAAATCTAAGACCTGTATGTATATCATGTAATTTATCTATGGGAACAGAAAATATGGATGATTTTAAGCAACGTTGTTATGCACATTAATATACCAATCTGACATTGTAACATATTTTTGTAACCCAACAATAGACATAAAATTATCTATCCAGGGTTGTAAAATAATACATCCAATTGCTTTATCATATTTATTATATAATTTATTAAAAAATATATTTAATGTATCTCCTTCATTGTATACACTTTTAAGTTGATTAATAATTTCATCTGGTGTATTTCGAATATACAACATTACAAACTCTGTAAATGTAGGTAAAGAAGTATTCATAATTCGGTATAGAGTACTTTTATAATCGCTATAGTATGGCTCTTTTAGATAAGCTTTAAAATACTCCTCATACCATGTCATACCCTTTTGTATAATATAAAAATATGGCAAAGATATAACTTTACCTAATGGCGTACCTAAGGGCGTACCTAACGGCGTACCTAACGGCGTACCTAACGGCGTACCTAACGGCGTACCATTATCACATCTTTTTGATGATGCGTCATTTAGTTTAAATTCTTTAATAAACGGACATATTCTTTTTACAAATGACATAGAAACATTAATTATATCTATAGTACCTTTAAGAGCAATAATTTCAGAACAAGTTTCATAGTATTTTACTAAAATAAGTGAAGCTATTGATGTATCAATAAGACTATTATCTGATGGAAAAAATACGGAAATTGTTACATATGCATTATCTAATTTTATTGGATTACCCTGAGGGCTAGCTAAGGCCTTACCAATATAAAATGTGCCATTTATTTTATTATCTAAAGAATCAATATAATTATATATAAATAAACATTTATATTTATAGCCCAATGGACTATTTAGAATAGTTATAATCTTTTTAATCATACCTAATATTCTAAATATAGTATTTAGATTATATTATACCAACAAAATAAAAAGTATAATAAAATAGTATAATGAACTCTGTACCAATTTTTGATGTATTTCAAAAAGGTCTTATACGGGGATCAGAAAGATTAGCTTATGATCCCTCTAAAGCTTACGCATATGTTGAACATCCTGTGGAGGGGTGGCGAGTATATTTAAGATCCTGTGTATTTCTTCATCCCATTGATGAGCCGTTTAATAGCAAGCATTTTTTGGTAGTAAAACGTCGAGGAGCTCATAGAACAAGTGCCGCTTGGGAGCCACCAAAAGGCCAAATGGAGGGGAAGGACGCAAAGTCAAATATGTCTATACTAGAGTTATTAAAGGAGAATGTTCGAAGAGAAACCGAAGAAGAATCACATGTATCCGAAATTGAAAATTTAAAACACACAGGGCTAGTATTTCAATCTCAAGAAGGAAATTACGCAAAAAATACGTATTTCCAATACCATATTTTCCAGGGATTTATAACACCAGAACAGATTCAACAATCATTTGACACATTTGAATGGATAAAGGAGCATCCAAAGGCATTCGCGAGATGGAAGAGAGATAGAAGAGAGAAAGACGCAGTGGCCTGGTTTAATCCTAAGACAACAAGACTAAATCCAAGATGGTGCCCTGATATTCTAGTATTATATCTACGTAATTTCAAATAAATAGCACACTAAATTTTATCAACCTTTACTGAAAGTGGGCCAATGTCATCCATTTGTTTTTTAAGAAGTTCCTGATATTGTTGTTTGTAATTATACGTACAACTATGTTCCTCAGCATTTAAATGTGTAATACAAAATAGTTTTTCACATTTACATTTATACTCCATTATAAGTTTCTTGTTACATTTATCACATCGCACCATTATATGGATTGGATTATATAAGGCACTAAAATCCAGATTAGAGAAATCAATTTTATAGTCAGTTTAAAATGTCAATAGGTCTAAATAATAATGGTCTTCTGGAAAATATATCCTCTATTAAATGTTATTCAAACAAAATTCAATAGAGATATTTTTAAGTCGCAAATATTTGAAAGAGACTTTATAAAATCACCGACTGGTCTAGACGCAATAGTTATTCGACCTAATTATAATAATCATTTAATATCAGAAATTCGGCAATTTATAAAAAATAATTTTGGGTCTCCTCCTACTTCGCCTATTTTAGATATTCCAGAAAGTCAGTTACTTGGGGAAAAAGATCACATAGTAATTGTCAGAGATCTCAATGGAGATATAGCAGGATGTATTCGTTATCATTATCTGGGTGTATTCGTAAAACAAAACCAAGAGATATATTGTGTCGATTGTTTTACTGTGTATAAAACTTGGCGACAAAAAGGCATAGGTGATTATCTTCTAACCTTTTTACATAATTATGTAAATGAGCATAATATACCATATGCCATGTTTTTGAAAGAGGGGCGAAACTTATCAATTATTCATGCTCCTCTTTACACAGGTATATATGTATTTAGGGAGCTTCAAGTAAGTAAATCAAATATTAGGGTTCTAACACCAGCACAGGCATATAAATTAATAGATATATTTAATGAATTAAATCAAATGCTTATTATTCGTAATATTAAATCGACGAATCAGTATTGGAAATTATATGAAAAAGGGACGTATAAAGTATTAGTGTGTTTTCAAGACGCATATCAAAGTTTTAAAGCAAAGCGACCTGAAGCGAAGCGACCTGAAGCGAAGCAACCTGAAGCGAAGCAACCTGAAGCGAATGATCGATTAAAGAAGATATGTTGGGCTACTGGATGGATAGAGAGTCCAAATATGACAGATGAGTATCGTGAAGAAGCTTCAAGAGAATTATCTGATTCAATGTATCCAGATTTTGATTATGTATGGATGAATAAAAAATGGATTGGCAATAATAAAACCAGTGAATGGAAAATCGATGGACCATTCCACTGGTATTCTTATCAGTGGACTTCAAGTATTAATATTAATAATTCATACTGTATTTTAGCCTAAATTAGATTTATATTCGTGTTGGCGCCGCCCCTGGCATACGTACATTTCGTGTAGGAGTTACTTGTGTAGTTACAGCCGCCTGTTTATTTACAACTGCCTGTTTATTTATAACCCCTTGTTTATTTACAGGAGTAGCTGTTCTAGGAGGATTGCGAATAGCGATTACTTGAGGACTTGAATCAAGAACAATTTTCATGCCCTTAAGATACGTCCCTTCACAATTAGAATAATATTTAATAAGTAAATCGCGTGCTATAAAATTAATACGTTCAATTTCAGGAAATCCCTTTTTGATGATATTATCACTTAAAGAGATTCTGTATCTCCCAGAGGATTTATCACGATCAATATTAAATAATAACTTAATTATTTTACCACATTCTGCGGCATGTGTAAGTTGTATTCTATATAATTGATTAATAATAGCATATACATTACTAACTGTATCAGCAGGTACTGTTACATCACCAGATATACCCTTACAAAGTTCCGCGTCTCTTTTATTTCTAATTCCTTTAAGTCCCGCCTTTATATTCTCTTCCTTTATAGTTTCTTCTTGTTTATCACCAAATAGGATACCCATTTTCTTCATAAATTCTGTGTATAATTCTAAAGATGATCTTTTATCAGGACCAGGTCCTGGTTTTGTACCAATAATAATCTTAGGTGTTCCAAAGATTACAGTATCATAGAACAACTGTGATAATGCCGCCAGACCTGGACTATTATCAAGCGGTGAATTAGGTTGAGGAATACCACTACGTGAAACTTCGGTTTTAGTTCCAGAACTAGATATTGTACTATATTCAAGAAATTTTGCTTTACATATATGTGATACTGCGGCTTCTCCTCTTAATGGCATAGTTTGAAGAAGCTGCATCGCACGCGCTAAGCAGTGACCGAGCGGTTTAGTTTTAGTAAGATTTTGAACGATTCTTGCTAATCTAAGCTCCTCTGTAGTACCTGTTTCGGATATTATAACACCAGAAGATGTAGTAGTAGAAGATGTGTAATTTAGAGTATTTTTCTTTATAAATTCTACAACTTTAGATAATGTCTCATTAAAATATTCTGATACATTTTTGTCCGAGCCTTTTATAGTGTAAATATATGCTTTAGCACCAGAAGGTCTTTCTCGCTCAACTGTTATAGATTTATTTGGAATAATATCATTACCTAATTCAATAGTTTCAGAAGTAGTAGAATCTTTTTTGTAGTATTTAAATTTTCCAAAAGTAAATATAGTATTACCACCAATCCCCTCTATTTTAGCATATGCTTCAAGTTGAGAATACATTTTACCCCCTATATAGCCAATGAAAAAGATGCCTTTTTGTAATTTAGATTCAGAAATTACACTTGTAGTAATAGGACGACCAAATTCATTTCTTTCTTCAATTTTTGGATAAAAATAAATCTGACCCCTACTATCTCCTTCACCTGTATATGTGGATAAATAACCCTTTTGTATGTCTTTTTCATCGTATAAGAAAGATCTTAAAAAATTAAAATTACCCAGTGCTCCAGCAGGTGGATTAGTGCCGCCACTAATAGCGCCACCACTAATAGCGCCACCACTAATAGCGCCACCCCTACTTACATATGAACTATATCCAGGTGTAACTAACCCCTTTTTAATGGTATCTGTTGGTAGTGAAGTTATCCCACTTTCGGATATAACATTGGCATCATCAATAACGGTTAACGCTAAGGCACCATAAATTTGGAAAATACGAGTATAAAAATATGCCAGGGTTAAACATAATGATTGCTTTTCATCTTCGGTATCTTTAGAGGGATTAATAAGATCCTTAACAGGTCTAAAAGCTATAACACCTTTTTTATCTTTAAGGGGTTCTATTTGTAGCTCAAAAAAATGCTTATAAAGATTATTGGCTAAAAAAATAACATATTTTTTACATTCTGTTGGATTAGATAACGCTAAAAAGTCCCGTACACTTATTTCTTTTAACATATACTCTAACATTACATCCATCATACCTCGGGTATCACGAGTTAATTCAAATACTTTTTGTCTTGACAAAGTACTTGGGATTGATTGACTTGTACCCATTCCTATTATGAACTTTTTATTTTTTATAGAACAGTTTCTAAAACATCCGAATAGCTCTCAAGTCGCTTCAGACACTTTTGTAGAGTAGCAACTGAGATTTCACTAGCTTCGGCAATCTTTGAAACAGGAATATTAAGGATTTCACATCGCTTAATAACAAATGCTACACAGCCAGCTGCCAGTGACGGCGGCATATTCTCCTGACTTAGCCCCTGCTCCTCCGATTTCTCTGCGACTCTCTTACATAACGTATAGAGATGGTCCATTTGATTGCGCGGAATAGGTAGACGTGAAAGAGGTAGCTGAATGTATTCGGTGGCACGGGTGCTTGCTTGACTGGGTTTATTTGTCGAATTATTATTAAGCAGGCCTTTCTGGCGGGCAAGGGCCATAACTTCCTGCATTTGTTTTAGTGCTTTGGTAAAAGTGGCCGAATTCAAACCGAAAATGTCCGCAATTTCTTTAGGTTTTCTGGGTGAACCCGATTGTTTCAAACCCATATATAAACAGGCCGAAAGTAGCGCGTCACGACTTAGTCCCTGACGACCTCCAATACCCTGTAGCGTTGTATAAAGGCTCTTTGCCTCCTCAATAATGGACTGATTAATTCCAGAATTCAGACCAATAAGAGAGAGACGTTCGCAGGTTTGGATAAATGAGCGCTCCTTATATGGTACAGTATTCCAGGAATGATATTTGCGAACACGATACATTGTTTTAGCAGTACCATATCCATTTAAGATAACCGTTCCAAGTGAAGCCTCAGGTAGACGAGGATCTTGTGGGGCACCGACACGAGTAGGATCTCCTCCACGATCTTCTTGAGAGAAGTAACGGTACTCGGCGGTATTATCAAACGGACGGGCTACAACAAAGCCGCATTCTTTACATGTAATTAAATCATCACGGTCTAGACAATCTGTATTTAAACAGTGTGGGCAGCTATCGACGTCGACCGTGAATTTCTTGGATACATCTTCCTCCCAGCTTTCAAAGGATTCAAGTTCTTTGATAGGTGTGAGGTTATTGCGAAGTTTAAATAACGATTCCATATTTGCTACCCTGATTGTGTCGGAAACAAACTTTTCAAATTTTTAACACACGTCCTCAATTTATATTGTATCTAATGAAGCCATTTTTCTACATTTAAAGCGGCCATACATCCTGAGCCGGCTGCAGTAATTGCCTGTCTATAATGCGGATCCTGGACGTCGCCAGCCGCCCAAATTCCTTCCACATTTGTTTCTTTTTTTTCATTTGTGACAATATATCCAGCTTTATCAGTTTCAATAAGCCCTTTAACAAATTGAGAATTAGGTACGTGTCCTATTGCTACAAACAGGCCCGTGACTTCCAATTCAGTTATTGCATAGGTTGAATCCTCAGAAACCGTATTTTTAAGAATAAGCTTTTCAATATGATCACCGCCTTTTATTTCAATAACCTCATTATTCCATATAGGTACAATTTTGGGGTTCTTAAGTACTCTATCAATCATAATCTTACTTGCTCTAAGTGTATCTCTACGATGAATCAAGTATACTTTAGATGCAGTATGAGACAGATGTAGTGCTTCTTCACAGGCTGAATCACCGCCGCCTACAACTGCGATAGGTACGTTTCTATAACAAGGAAGACCACCATCACATACGGCACATGTACTAATTCCTTTATGCCAGAAAGTATCATAACCAGGAACATAGAGTCGGTTGGGTGTAGAGCCAGTTGAAATAATTATAGTTTTGGTATGATATTCCGTTTGAGGTGTTTGAATAGTAAAAGTTCCATCCTCATTTTTAGTAATTTTAGTAGCAGTTTCTGAAATAACAATAGTTCCGAATCGCACACTCTGCTGCTTAAATCTCTCAGTTAATTCATAACCATCTACTCCCTCTGGAAATCCAGGGTAATTTTCAACAGTTTTAGTTGTAGTTAATAGTCCGCCAGATATTACATCTCCGCTACTATCGCCTTCTAACATTAGCGGATTAAGATTAGATCTTGCTAGGTATAGGGCAGCGGTATGGCCGGCGGGACCTGAACCAATAATTATAACATTGTATAGCATTTATAATTTAATCGCTGTTATTATTTAGGTTCTTACATTATATTATATTATATTTAAAACTTAATAAAATAGTTTCTGATAAATAGGGGAAATGAGTACTGTTCCACAACAGGGTTCTGAAACAAGAACAACAATCCTTCCGAGTATGGTTCCTTCTGGTATTGGATTTTTTGGCTCTCCATATAAACCGGCTGACGCTATGCTAACGCCGCCACAAATTGGTGTCGAGGTTGGTGATTCTATGGGATCAGTAATTAATGCAGTAAAAGGCGTTGGATTCTATTCAGATCAAATTGGGTTTGGAGCTCCATCAACTGGCTTAACGAATGGTATGCCTTTAAAGCCTCTTGGTGTTAATTATTTTATAAAAACGGGGGTTAAATGTTCAAATGGGGCGGATATGTGGCAATACATGAAGGGAATAACAGAAGGAAACGCATTAGGTGAGAAAACTAAGAGAGTTATGGCAGAAATGGGATTACCACCATTAAAAGGATTAGCACCAGGAATGATTGAAGACGCGGAAAATGCACTGAATCCTGCCCCATTAATGAGTGCATTATTTGGATCTGGATATCCTCAATGTAAACAAGTAACATTACAAGTTGGTGATGCATATGGTAGGATTACAGATCCTGATACAGGAGAGAATTGGATAGGAGAACAAGATGGTGTTGCTCGAACTGGTGGTGGTTATGTACAAACTCGATGGGTCCAAGATACGGACCGTTCAGGAAAGCCTGTTAATCTTACAAGAGATCAATGGGTCTCTGAACCCAAAACGTTTAATCCTAATGGAACTCCAATTAAAAAAGAATCTTTTGAAAATATGTTAACACATCCCTCTACTATTATTGTAGTAGGAGTGTTATGTTTATTGGCACTTGGATTAATCAAGAAATAAGATTAATCAAGAAATAAGATTAATCAATAAATAAGATTAATCAAGAAATAAATCCAATATATAAATCATCTATTATAATTTATTTCATAGAATATAATAGATGGCCGCATTACCGCCGCATATGGTATTTTCATATTGGATTTTATTATGGTTTATTCTATATTATTTTAAATTAATATCATTTAGTCCTAAATTTGCTATAACACTGGGAATATTAGAGAATATAGTACTATTTATTTTTATGCTATTATGGGGAACAAGTACAAGAACAATAATTTGGTTTGCAATTATAAATACATTAATTAAAATTCTACCTTTTTATTATTTAAGAAACGAATCATATAATTTAAAGGATATATATTTTACAATTGCTCTATTTGTACTATTTATTGGCTGGCTTCATATAAATAAACAGAGTCTAGTAGGAAATGCTAAATTAATATATGATTCATTCATATATGGAAAAGATAAAACACCATTTATGGGCTTATTAAACAAAATAGAAAATAATTTTAAAATATATGAAATTATTTAACCGTTTTAAATGCGTAAAATGCACTAACACCGCCAAGGAGCTGTGCGAATACATATTTAAATAGATCTATAGGACTTATCGAACCATTCATGTACATTGCCAGCGAAACAGCTGGATTTATATGTCCTCCACTGATAGAACCTATCAAGAATATAACAATGGCTAGCGCTCCACCAATTACTAGAGGATTACCACCGCTGGCAAAAATACTAAGAATTAGAAAAAATGTACCAATATATTCTGCGACATAGGAGACAAAAGATACTTTCATTTCTATATATTATTTAAGATTATTAGCTCAATCAATTATTTAGTATCAAACGCAAACATATGAGTTAAACGATTATTAGGAATATTATTAAGAAAGTTGTGAGAAAATGCGTGAACTAGATTAGTATTACAAATAACTAGACGATTATATATATTTCCAATAATATCTATTTTTTCAAAGTCCGTAATATCTTTATTCTTATTTTTCATAGTATCATCTGTGTTGTCTTTTCTTCTATATAGCGTAATTCCTGTATTAGCTGGAGCATCTGGTGTTAAGAATACAATACCATATTTATTATTTTCTTTATCAATTAAAATAGGATTATTATGTAGCATAATTTTACATATATTTTGGGATTCATACTTATTAGAAGTAATTATTTTAGACCCTAATATTTTTTCAAAGTTATTTTGGAAATATGAGGGTGGATGAATAGGAGGAATACCAGATTTATAATTATCTATAAAACTATTTGGATCAGTATAAAAATTATCAATAATAATTACAGATGGTTCTTGTAATGGTTCTTGTATAGTATTATGTGTATTAATATTTAAAAATGTGTGCCATTCAGATTCGAGTTTAATCTGAATTTCACAATTTGTATTTTCAGGAACTTCAAACATCCATCCGCACAAAATAATACTATTGCGATTAAATTTATCACATATATCAGTGCGCGCTAAAACTTCGCCAGCAATAATAACATCATCATATTTACAACGTACAGGACATACTCCCAACTTTTCACTAAATACCCAACCACTAAAAATATTAGTTGTATTTTTAATTTGTTTTTCTTCTAATTCTCCTTTTATGTAATTAATCAGTGTTTCATACATTTTAAATTATAATTTGATTAATATCTTTAGATTGCGATTATATACAAGATTATTTAGATGGAGTGCCATTACAGATTAGTTTCTGCTGTGTAATAAGCCGAGAACTCAGATTCATTGTTTCAAGTTCCTGTAGTAAGAGCTTAGTCGCATATGGAATATTAATATGACTAAACTCAGTCGTATTTCCACAACCACGACATGCCCAGATTGACTGTTCGGGATTAGCAATAGCCAGAAGTCCACAATTTTTACAAGAGTAGCATGAGAACATATCAGAACATTCCATTAGACGCTCCTTTGTAAATTCCGCCATACCATGTGCTACTACGCAATCACGCTCCATCTCTCCAAAGCGCAGCCCACCATCTCTTGCTCTTCCCTCGGCCGGTTGCCGAGTGAGCATAACTAATGGTCCTGATGCGCGGCTATGCTGCTTATCCGCAGCACAGTGACGCAGTCTCTGATAATAGCACGGGCCAATAAATATACTGGTCTCCATCATACGCCCAGTATATCCATTATACATAATCTCATTACCATATGGCTCCATACCATATTTATCACGTAGAATAGCTGATAAATCTTCTACAGTTGTGGCATTGAAAGGAGAGCCATCGCCTAGGCATCCAGTCATACATCCAATTTTACTTAGAAGTGTTTCCATAAGTTGTGCGATAGTCATACGTGAAGGAATACAATGGGGATTGATGATAATATCTGGAACAATACCAGACGCGGTTTGGGGCATATCTTCGGGGTTAAGAATCATACCCATTGTACCTTTTTGCCCATGGCGCGAAGAGAATTTATCTCCAATCTCAGGAATGCGATCTTTGCGCACACGAATTTTTACAAATGAATACCCCTCACCATTTCGATTCTTGTATACTTTATCAACATATCCACTCTCATTATTACGCGGCATCTTTGATACATCACGCTGCTTCTTGGCACCTGCTGGAAGAACCGCACCAGTAGCTACACGGAGCGGAACTACTTTACCAATTAGAACATCATCTGGTGTGACAAATTGATCTTTTGGAACAAATCCATCTTCGGCCAGTTTCTCATAATGTGCGTTCTTCATATGCTTAGTTTCAACCGAGTCAGGATTACAAAACTTCTCCTCTTCTCCGCTACTTTGATTCTTGCGTTCTTCGTCCTTGTATGTACGATAGAAGATTGAGCGATAGCGACCACGATCTAGAGCTCCACGGTTAATCATATTGGAATCTTCCTGATTGTAGCCAGTATATGTCATAATTGCGACAACAATATTTTGGCCGGCTGGGAGATTTTGTGCGCCATAGAACTTACTCATGTATGGTGAAACCATGGGAATTTCGGGATAGCATAGGATATGACTCATTGCATCAAAGCGTTCACGAAAGTTGAGAGAATATATCCCCATTGCCTGCTTTCCCATAGCACATTGATAGGCATTTCGAGGTGATTGATTATGATCAGGGAAAGGGATACCACTTGCCGCCGTCCCAAAGATTACTGATGGGTGAATTTCACAATGTGTGTATGAAGGATCATTCACACATGCTTCATAATCCATAGCGATATAGGCACCTTCTGACTCACCTGCATCAAGATACTCAAACAAGTGCTTCTCAGTCGGCGTCTCCCAAAAGAGTAGTTGATTCCATTCTTTGATATCGAGAATTTGTTGTTTTAATACACCAGTTTTATCTGCCGCAATTTCACGAATTGCGGGGGCATAGTATACTGGGCGAATAACACGACCAGCTTCACTAGTAATCCATAGTTCTTTAAAGGAATTCTTCCAAACAATACCAGTATGAATATGAATTTTACCAGATCGTTTGGCATTACGTAATGCACCAACAACTTCAACGGCATCTTCATTTGGTAGAATGCCAATCCAGGAACCATTCAGGAAAACCCGTGTATTATCATGCTTTTGTTGGATTGACGTATTACGTAGTGGAATAAGTTTATCCAGATTTTGAATAAAGGCGTAGACCGTAACAGGTGAGCCAAAGATACTTATAGCAGTAGTTGATGCCATATTTTTAATAACACCTACACCATGACCTTCTGGAGTCTCACAGGGACATACATATCCAAACTGCGAGTTATGTTGCTTGCGGGGGGCAATTAGCTTGCCCGTTTTCTCAATTGGCGTTGAAATTCGTCGCAAATGCGAAATCGCAGAAGTATAATTTAAGCGATTAAGTACCTGAGACACACCGATTTTTGAAGGACCGCCGATTTTGCCGCTGCCAAAGCTACCCGTGGCAAGAGATGATTTTAGACATACATCTAGAATAGTAGACTTGATAATTTTATTGATATTGTTAATATTGACAATTTCAGTCCAATTTCCAGTTGCCTTCCACGATCCACCATGAATCTCTTTAGAAAGTGCCGCCTTCATATCTTTAACCATGCGATTGTTGTAAGTTTTGCGGAAAAGATCGGCAAGTAGAAAGCCAGGAATATCTACACGCTTATTTGAATAGCCATCTCGATCATCAGTTGGAAGACGCTTTGAAGACGTCCATAGCACCTTTCGAGTCATATGCGCCAGGAAGCATGCCTTTTCATAATTCATATCACTTCCACCAATGTGAGGGAAGAGTTCCTCGCTAAGACTATCATGGACGCTGCTTTGCTTTTGCGACTTGATAGACCATGTATTAGTATGCTCTGCTAGCCACAATAAGGCTTGCTCCTGAGTTGTAATTGAACTCCCCTCAAGAATAGATTCAGTAATAATGTGATCGTATGTGGGATCATTATCATATCCAACAATTAGTTCATAAATATCCTTGTCTGCCAGTACTCCGAGAGCTCGGAAAAGAATAATGAGCGGAATATCCGTCTTGATTCGGGGTACAGTAGCGCGAAGCATAGTAATGAGCTGATTCTTGGGATGATAAACGATTTTAACGGTATTTGATTTAGGTACCTGATCGTTGTCGGGTCCGATACATTTAATTTCAACAACCTCCATTTCTTTCGCATTGCCGCGGCCATTTCGGAAAACAAATGGGCGATTTTCAGACATGCGTTCCATAGAGATCATGGCGCGCTCACCACCTTGAATGATAAAGTAGCCGCCGAGATCTTCGGGACATTCCCCCAGTTTAGAAGGGTGAATGTGTTTTTGGTCGTGTAGAAGGCAATATTTGGAGCCAACCATAACAGGTACTTTACCAAGATGGACGTTGGGAAAGATGCGAACATTTGATTCGCGAATACTATTCCGTGTATGGTCGATGAAAGTTGTTGTAACTTTAACATCGACATTGAGCGGCGATGCATAAGTAAGATTGCGTAGACGTGCGTCATTTGGCATCATGGGATGAATCGCACCATTATTTTCAAAGATTGTTGGTTTGCGAATTGAAATCTTTTCAAACTCAATTGTTACTTCATATTCGTGTTTTACTTTCTTATCTCCAGTGATACTTCCATCTGCTGTAGTACCCATAAGAGCATTAGCTGCGCTTGTTGATAGGCCAGTGGCAGTGGCGAGAGCAGATCGCGGACCCGCTAGGGGAATTTCCGGCGAGCCATATGAAGTGATGGGATTTGCCATATGAATAACCTCTGGAATGTCCACTTCCATAAATTGGTTAAATGACTCAATCTGATGACTAATAATTTGCTTTCCATCAGATTGTGTGATAAATGTTTCTAGAATGTGACGATGGCTTGGAATACTGTCATTTATAGTGGACATTTTTTACATTAATTTTTTAAATCAAAATAAAAATCAATTTTTAAAAATTATGGATATAAAAATTTTTATATTATTAATTTTATACTTATATAAGTCTCATTCATTCATACTATAAAATTAAGTTCTTACTTATAAATAATAAGGCATGTCTGATACAAAAACAGTTACAATTTCTGGTGGGGCGGCAGCTGATCTTTCAGGTGGTAAACGAAAACGTACTTATACAAAGAAACAAGCTGGTGGAGATATCAACGCAGTTAAAGGCGTTGAATCTCCGTTATCTGTTGCCCAAGCTGCCGGCTCACCTAATTCAAATACATGGCTTAAACCTATTACTAATCCAATGCCTCCTCAGATACGACCTACACCGTCGCATACACCTGTAATAGCCCCAGTTAATACAGTACCGCAGCCGCAACCACAACCACAGCAACAGCAACAGCAATTACAACAAGGTGGTGCTACTAAACACATACGAGTTGAGCTTAAGAAGAAATCAGATAGCAAAAAGGTACATCTTAATCCTAAAAAGCCTGAAAAACATGTTTCAAAGAAGCATCAAACCAAGAAGGCTCGTAAAATTACATTAGGAGTAGTAAGTCTTCATAAACGCATAACACATGCTAAAAAACTTCACAAAAAAGTAAAAGAAATGCCGATTGAGGTCTTAAAGGAGAAATTAGTCAAAGCTGGATTAATTAAACCGAGCTCAAAGGCACCTGAAAGTGTTTTAAGACAAATTGCTGCGGATGCGGCGGTTGTTAAGAATAAGGCCTTGTAGAATAGCATTTTGAATGCTATTCAGTCTAAAACCCCAACTATATAATATTTATATATATGAATAAAGATAAAAAAGACAATTTATATATAAAAGGGATTATTGAGTCAAATAAGCCCTTTTTTATTGGAAGAATCGCAGGATGCGAATTAAAAGTGGCATATTACTACCAAACAGGAGATATATTAGATGTTGTTGATGAACTAAAAGAACTAGAAAATAATGCGGGTATTTATACAAAGAATAGTGGCTCATTGGCTGAATATACATCCAGACTTATTCAAGCATACGAACATTGTACTGTTATTGCGGAGTGGCCTATATCAGGAAAAGTATTCGCACATACTGGTAGCGGTCAAGAATTTATTTCAATAAGAACTCCTATGACACCAAAAATAGACGCCCGCGCATTAGAACCCTATTATTTTGAAAATAGTTGGATGCCGGCTTTAAAAGGTAAGAGAATACTAATCGTCCACCCTTTCTCTAAAACATTTGCCAAACAAGTTCCAAATCTTAAAAAACTATTTCCAAAAAAGTCATGGTTTGAAGACTGTGATCTACAATTTATTCAACCTCCCCTCACTCTCGCAGGAAATCACGATGATAAGGACTGGCAAGAACATTTACAGCCTTTTCTAGAATCATTAAGAGAGCTAAAAGAGTTTGATATTGCATTAGTTGCCGCAGGAGGATATGGAATGTTAATAAGTGATTTTATATTTATACAGCTAGGCAAGTCTGTAATGTATGTGGGTGGTGCATTACAAATATTT